TGCATTTCCTCGCGTGAAGCTCGCTTGTTTCCGGACATTCCCAAATTAGCGAGTGCGCGGCCGATCGACGACGTTTCACAGTTCTCTAGGGCTGCACCTGCCGAGTTGGCTCCACCTGTACCGTCGGTTTCAGTAGCGTAGCCCGTAGCCTTAGCCAATCCGTTAGCCTGGTCGCCAGCGTCTAGGTAGATAGTTGTCTTTACAACCCAAGTTTTAGGGCCCTCTTGGTATGCGTCAGAGTTAGCCCAATCGGTGATAATCCTGCCGTCTGGGTAGGATTCATAGAATCTCTTGATACGCGACTCTACGGTTTCGTAATCATCTAGGTTAAATTTCGCCATCTTCTTCTTCCTCGTCCTCAATAAATTTCCAACCGTCACTAATCCATAGGCTGCTATCTAGCCCGTGAATGTAGATCTGCTTTAGTTGGCGGTGGTCGTCTAGCACTAAGCCCGCAACCCGGCCGCTAACTACGATATGCGTATCGCTGGTCTCCTTGATAAGCGAAACGTCGTCTCCTAGTAAAACGTGCAATTTATTTCCTAACTACTAGATATGGTCGGCCGAGGCCCTTAGATTGTCGGCTAGCGATTTTGATTCGTTCGCCGTCCACTTCAACGTAAGCGTGTTTAGCCGTTCCCATAAGCGCCATAACCTGGTTCTTTTGTTCTTGTAGCTCTTTTTCCGCTTCGTCAAATTTACGCTGTGCCAAGGTTAGGTTATGGCCGCCGTCTATGTAAATTTCTTCGTCTGTAATCTTTGGGTGTAGATCCCGCAATGTCTCATAAGTAGACGTAGAACCGTCCCATTCAGGCATAGTGCCTTCTTGTAGACATTTCCAGAACTCTTGCGCCGCTAAGTGTGCCGTAGCGGTTGCGAAGTCGTCTATGGCGATTTCATGTTCTACCCAGTCCATACCAACTAGGCCAATTAGGTAGCCACGGCATACACCTAGCACGTCTAGGTAATGTTGTACCTGGGCTTCGTAGGCCGGTGGAATTTTGTCCCAGTAGTTGCGCGAAGTTTTTACCTCGATTACTACGATTTCCCCGGTGTCTTTATGCAGCGCTATCGCGTCCGGGTTGGCATGTAGGTAACTAATCTTTGGGTGCCGATAAGTGCCGGCGCGGTAGATCTCGTATTCTGGGTGCGCTTCCGCAAATAGTTCTAAAATTGGCTGCTCTAGCTTGTTGCCTAGTTTTACGGCGAATGATGTTAGCGGTGGATCTGGAATAAGTCCGAGACGCTTGGCCCAAAGGGTTACCGCGCTACTCCACGGATTCAAACCGAGCAAAGTACCTATTTCGCTTCCGCCAATTCCTTCTTTGCGTAGCGCGTGCCATTCCGGAGTACCCGATTCATAAAAACCTAGGTCAATAGCGCCGTTTTTGAACTTGCCTGTAAATAAGTCCATAATCTCCCCTGGTTGGTTACTCTTACTTTATGACTACCAACCGACTTTTTACGTCTGATTACTTGCAATTCTTGCGGGAGATTCACGCGGTCGGTGGCGTACCCTGCGAAGATTACCCAAAGTTCTTCTTCCCGGAAGATTTTCCGGATCCGAAAGCGCGCCAAGTAGCTACCAAGATAGCTAAAGAATTATGCAATGGCTGTCCCATAAAGAGTAAGTGTTTTACTTACGCTATCAAATCAAACCAACGTCACGGAATCTGGGCCGGAACTCTACCCAGCGAACGTTAGGCTACGTCGTCTTTTGCCTTTGGGTCGTATTGGTCTTGATCTTGATCTTCGAACTCTACGTCGTCCCAATCAAAGTCGCCGTCTTTGTTTACCTCTAGTGCGTCTTTTAGTTTTTCATTATCTTCCGCCGCCTTTGAAACGGCAGCGCGAAACGCATTTGTTACAGATTGCTCGGTTAGCTCGCCGGACCAAGCAATACTTACGCCGATCATGGTTGCCACAACCGCAAAAGAACTCAAAATTCCGACTAAAGTTCCGAATGCCCAGTCGCCAGCAATCGCTCCAATTGCCGTACCGCCAAAGGCAGTAGCCATAATTAGCCCAATTGAGCGAATAAGAATTTGCTTTACAGTTTCTTTCATTTGTTTGCCTTTACGAATTCGATTGGACATTGTTTTACGGAAGTTGGTCCGAAAATTCCCTTGATCTCTCGCGAAACGGTCAAATGTAAATGTGGCCCGGAACTTGCTTCGCCGCTTGAACCCACTAGGCCGATAATATCCCCGGCCTTTACTTTGGTTCCGACTGTCAATCCTGGCTTTTGCAAGTGAGAGTAGCCAATGTAAGCAAGCTTTTTTTGTTTGTCCATTACACGCAATACAAGAACGTGACCCAAGACTTTAGATTCTTGGTTTAAAACGATAGTTCCATTAGCCAGCGCTGGGATTGGCGTACCGATCGGCATAGCAAAATCTAGTCCCGAATGCGGTTGCATGCCCTTAGCTTTGCGGAACTCCGAAAGTGTGCCAAACCGCCCGGTTATCTTTGAGTGGTGAAATGGCAGCTTCATGGATATAAGTCTAAAGCAAACGCAACACGGCGGTTATGACACCAGCCAAAACCGCGGCAAACATTCCATAGGCAAGCCCAGCGATTACCTTTAGGCGTGCCAGCTCGTTCTCAATCGTTGCAATTTTGTCCGGAAGATTCTTCATGTTGCGAAGCTCGGTAACGGCCTCTATTTGAATCGCTTTTACCTCTAGTAGCTCTGCGTAAACCTGGGCGTTGGTAATACGAATCGTGTTATTTTCTTCGGCCATAGAACTATTTTACTTGGCTATAGTTCAATAGGAAATTCGATAGCTTGCCAGTCGCCTACTTCTTCGTTCCATGCGTACATAAGATCCCCGTCTGGGTAAGGGATTGGCGCTACCCAGTTGCAAGTATGTTCGTCAAGCAACCAAGACGCAAAAGGCTTGGCTGGAATAAAAGCGTCTAGATCGTCGTTGTAGGTGTAACCAATACCGGCGTAGTTCTTGCGGAACCCGTTGGTTGCTGCGTTGTAAGAAGTGCGAACGCAACGCTGGCCACGGAACTCCCCGTACCAAGCTTCCGGCGACTTACCTTCGATTAGCTGGGTTTCATCAATGCCAACGATTACTTCGGTTACGACGTTTTTATCGTCCAAAAATGCGTAGTGTGCCATTTTGTTCTCCTTAGAAGGTAATTGTACCCGTGCCAGCGGTAAAGACGTAGCGCTTGTATGTGCCGTCGTCGCTAAACATGTAAGTAAGCCCTGGCGCAATTGCGCGGATAATTCGGACGCTTGAAGGGTAGCGCAAGACAACTAAGCCAGAACCACCAGCTCCTCCGCCACCTCCGCCACCAGAACCCGTATTTATCGTGCCAGAACCAGGGTTACCCTCTGGCGCATTCCTTGCGTCTCCGTAAGCTCCGATTCCGCCACCTCCGGAACCACCTGGCAAACCAGAACCATAACTACCGCGGTCGCCACCACCACCGCCGGCTCGGGTTATTGAAGTGCCTGTAATGCTAGAACTAATTCCATTACCGCCAGATCCAGTACCTACGGCTCCAGCGCCACCCCCACCGCCGTTTACAAATGTAGCTGGGAAGTTCTGTCCTCCACCTAAAAAGTTTGATCCAGAATTACCTTGATCGGAGGCCCCGGTCCCTCCTGTTTCTGTTTGGTTCGCACCGCCACCCCCCGAGCCTCCGGATCCGGTAGTGCTAACGTTTCCATTTGAATAATCGTAAGCGCCACCACGTCCGCCGCCGATTGACACAACGCTACCAAATACCGAGCTAGATCCATTTGAATTAGTTCCACCTCCTGCGCCTACCGTAATGGTTAATGGAGTACCACCAAAAAGGTTTAGCCTAGCTACTGGCGAAGAAGGGCCACCGGAAGATTCCCCAGTTACGGAACTAATGTAACCGCCAGCTCCACCGCCACCGCCAGTTCTAGATCCACCGCCACCGCCACCGGCGATAACTAAATAATCCACGACAAAAGGTTCGCCACCGGCAAACATGTAAATAGGTATCATGCCGATACTTGCCCGATTACCCGGTATTCGTTCGCACCAGTTTTTAGAACCGAAGCGGCTCCGTAAGGAATGTAGATGTAGTATTGCTGCCCAGTTCCAGCTGTTCCAGCCCCAGCCCAAGAAGTTACGCCTGTACCAGCGGCTAGAAATACGGTTCCTAGGGTATTAGCCAAAACATCTACGCGATCGCCAACGGCAGTAAGCACGTCCGGAAAAGTAATGGTTGCAGAATTGGACACGTTTATAACGGTGTTGGTATCGCTTGCTTGAACGGTGTAATTTCCGCTTTTGCCTTGAAGTGTCGTGGCAATAAATTCGGCCTTTACGTCACCAAAGGCAGCTTGGGCGGTTCCATTGGAAACATAAGCTTGACCAATGGTTCCGCCTTCAATTGGAGTAATTAGATCGACCCAAAGCGCGCCGTTGTAATACTGGTACTTATTTAGGTCTTCAACCCAACTAAGCATTCCTTCGGTTGGCACAACTACGGCAGTAGAGCGAACCGAGTTGTTTGGAAAAACCATTACGGTTTGATCCTGTAGGTATGACTGGACGTTATTGGCGGTAATTACTTCGCCTGGTGTCCATGTTCTGTATCCGCTCATAGTTTCCTAACCTCTTGTCAATTCTAGCTAAAGCTAATCGTTCCCGTACCTTGGGTAAAGGTTGTAACTTTATTTGCGCCTACGGTTGCCGTAGTGAAGGTTAGTCCAGAACCACCGCCAATAGTAAAGCTAGACGGGTAACGAAGAATTACTACTCCAGAACCGCCATTTCCACCATTATTACCACCACCAGATCCACCAGCACCGCCACCAGTATTTGCAGTTCCATTCGTTCCAGCGACGTTTATTCCACCAGCTCCGCCGCCGCCAGTTCCGCCTGTACTTGCACTTCCACCATTAGCGCCAGCGCCACCGCCACCACCATAAGCAACGGAAGATCCGGTTATTGAAACGCTTACTCCGGCACCACCATTTCCGGGACTTGCGGAACCCCCGGCAACCGACGAGCCAGTAGCCCCAGCACCTCCACCGCCAGCGGCAGGAAAGTTTGGTGAGCCTCCACTTGCGTTTCCACCTGCGTAACCTTGATTAGTTGTACCAGTTCCACCAGAGAAGCCACCATTTGCAGCACCACCACCGCTACCACCAGAAAGCCCATTTGAAAGACCACCACCACCGCCGCCGCCGGTAGAGGTAATAGTGCTAAAAACAGAATTTGAACCGCTAGAACCTGGCACCGGCGCGCCACCAGCCCCACCGTTACCTCCGCCACCCACGGTAAC